TTCGGATTTTTTAAATGTCAATCCGCCGTAATCATTTTTCTCATAGTCTTTTGAGCTAAATCTCACCGAAAAAGCCTTGAGTATTCCGTCTTTGTACAATTCATAGACTTTGTCCGCAAAGTCATGAATACCAGGCTTGGGAAATCTCGCTTTGAAAACAAGCTTTTCACCGTCTTGTTTGATGTCTGTAACCGTCGCTATCGGTAAAGCTCTTGAATCATGTCCATAAAGCATGACAGGATTTTTCTTAAAGTTTTTCAAGTTCCAGCCGTCGCTCGGCAAAACGTCGTGGTCTCTGTCCGGATTGGATGTCGATGCAATAGCTGTAAGCGTTCTTTCCTCTGAGTCGGCTTTTATTTCAGCTGTCAAACTCTTTTCGCGTGTTAATAGTTCCATATTTCACCTCCAATAAAAAAACAGCCTCTCAGGCTGTTGTATGGTTTAAGTTGTTATTTTATAGTTTTTTCTTGTTCTGCTATCAATGCATTTATTTCGTCCATAGACATTTTATCAAAATCATACGTTTTAGGTTCTTCCTCAAGCTTGGGATTCAAAAAATAATTAGATATTTCAGGAAGAATTTTAAGCTCACGCCTATCACCGTTTTCTAAATTGACGACCAAACCATCTACTCGTTTCCAATCCACATCTATTTGTTTTATTTTTTTGAATACTTTCTTTTCAAAAAGGCACCAAACTTCAACATTTTCTATTTCCTTAAATCCATGCAAACTCAAAGAATTTTCTATTATCGTCCAATAAGCCTCGTTTTTAGTCATTTTCAACCTCTCATTCCATCACCGGAATTAAGGTACACCGGCAATTGATAATATTTCCAGGACTCCCGGAAGGGTCTCCCGGGTACATTAATCTATCCCCGCCTACATTAAAAGGTTCCTCTGTCTTGACAATTTGCCCACTTGCTGCTGCGTGTGCCGGCCTTGTTCTTTCGTCAATAGCGGCCAACCATTTCTTTTTTTGTATGCCGTTGTCCTTAAATGTAAGATTTGTACTCTCGTTGATCGCTGAAAAGACTTCCGTTCGGGCTATTGTTTCCGCCCGTTGCCGTTTTGTCAGGCTCATGACATTGTTAATATCGTTTCTCAATTCCCGTTCATTCAATCCGCTTTCAACCATGCGATCAATTAAGACTCTTCTCAAGTCGTTATACGTCGTTTCGTTAATCTGCCTTGCAAACCGTTGACTTCTTCTCATCAGCATTCTTTCTATATTTTCATCAAACTGTGTGAAGTTGATTCCAATACCGTAAGCACCGGCAAGGGCTAGTCCCGCCATCTTTAACGGGTCTTTCATCCGTTCCTGCAATTCTTCTTCCCATATCTCTCGTTCGTCTCCCTGCAAGAGGAAAGAAGCTATGAAATCAGAAAAATTGCTCGCCTGATAAAATGACATTCCCTTTTCAAGTGTGAGCTTCTGCAACCTGCGAATCATCTCCCGCCGTTGCTGTTCGAAGCGCGCGGTAATCCAACCTTTGAAGTCTTTGACTTCGTTGTCTCCAATCGTCCGTATATCACTTTGATAACTTTTCGCCTTTTCTAATTGCTTCGGTTCAGTCTTTTTTTTTAAGGGTTCGTAACCTAAGCTTTCACGTACTTCGTCAACTGTTAATACACCTTGTGTCAGATAAATATTGTTAATCTTTGCCGAAGTTTCATCGTCTTTCGGAATCACACTCTCAAACTCAAAATGCAAGTTGTCCTCAAAGGTCGTTGCAAAATACTTGTTCAAGGCTCCCTGTATCATCCTTAATTTAGGCGTTAATGTTTCCTTCGCAAATGAATAATCGTGTATATAAGCCGTTGCTCTGTTTGAGTTCTCATTCAAGCCCAACTTGCTTAACGGGACTCCGAAAACCGCTGCGATTTCTTCTCTTGAAAACTTTCTCAATTCAAGAAATTCCATGTCTTTCTGTGAGAGCTGAATGTTTTTAAACTTCATGCCGCTGTCTAACACAATAGTCTTATGTGCATTGTTCACGCCTTTGTAAAAGGCTTCTACCTGCTTCTTGTAGACTAAGAATTGCTCTTTACTTAATTTTGAATCTATCTCCAAAGCTGATGCCGGGGCGGCTGAGTTCTTGAAGAATGTCCTGTTCCACCGTGAGGCATCCAAGTCCGAATCGGCTGCAATGCCGGCTGCGTGTAAAGGCGCAACCCCACGCCAAGGATTTGACGGGTCGGTATACTTAAAAAACACAACGTCCTCAAACAACAACTCCTGTCTGTTCGATTGCAGGTTATATTCCCAATGATCCGGGATGCCGTTTTCCATTGCAAGTTCCATTTGCGATGAGTTCAGAGGGAACAAAGCTACCGGCTTTCCGCTTTCATTTCGCATGATGAGCCAATGCGCTTCTCCCACCAGCTCTAATGACTGTACCGTCATGTTCATGAGCTCGTAGCGTGTCATGAATTGATTCGGTTTCTCAAAGAGCCACAAAGCCCGGTGGTCTGTAATTTCTCTATCGCCTCGGTAGAGCCACCATGTTGAGCCGGCTATGCTATTTGATATTTTCTGAACACAAGCATATACCCAAGAGCCCTTCCGGTACAATTCGAGATAGTCAAACTTTTCCGGGTACTGCCTGCCTGTAAATACGTCCGCCCCGTTGAAGGGCAACGGTTCACCGGTATAGTTTTTAAACAGTTGTATTATCCTGTTGAATACATTCATTGTTCACCTCCTCTGAAAGGCTTCCGATTCGTCAAGCACGGATGTGCGTTGAGTTCTTTTTGTCCCTTGTTTTCTCTCTCCATTGTCACTGCGTTATAAACATCTTCAACTGTGCATTTATAGTTTCCTGCCATTTCTGCCAACTCTCTTATCCCTTTAAGCTTGATTCCCATCATGTAGCTCTTAAAGTATTCTGATTTTTTATCCCATTTTTGAGAAAACCTGATTGGCTGTTTTTTCATTCCCGCATTCAGGAAAAACATTTTTAAATATTTTTTAACTACCTCGTCCAAATGCGCTTTTCTCTTTTCTGCAGCTAACAAAAACCCGCTTTTTTTTGCTGAAACATACAGCTCGTAAAGCTCTCTAATATATTTAAGCGGCTTTACTCTTTTTTCTGGGGCCCTTCTCTCTTCCGTCGCTTCCGCTAAGAAGTCTTTCAAGTGCATATTTTCATCCTGTAATATCATGTTCTGTTGTTCAAGCTCGTTAATCTTTTTCCATTGCGCCTGTTCTTCCTGTTCAAGTCTGTTAAGTGTCCGGCTTAATATTTTTTCCGTTTCTGTCATTCAATCGCCTCCCGGAACCAGCCGATTCCATCAAACTTGTATTTTGTGTATAGCTCTGAATGTCCTTGCCGTATAAGCTCAATATTCCAACATATGAGTTGCCCGTTGTCCGATTCAAGCCACACATAAGCTAACAGCCGGCCAAAGAAGTCACGCTTGTCTGCGTCATACGTCAGTATGATTTGCTTGCCGGTTAATTGTTTCGTGAAGTCTGATGCCTCGATTGCTCCCGGCTGCACTTCAACGCCCGGTTTCACGCTTTCGGCTGTGTCAACACCTAACAGCCGCACATATTCCTTCTTGCCGTTGAGCTCAATGACAATGGTATCTCCGTCCACAGTTCTTATACATTCGCCAACGTCAAAAGAAAAGGCGGTTGCCGCTAATAGCAGTACCGCCAGTATGATTATTTTATTCATTTTTTTGCTCCTTATATCAAATATATTGACGGGTCAGCCGTCTTGCTATGCGTGTAGAGGCAATACCTAAGCGCATCCATTAAATGATCCCGGAACTTGACGGGCTCGTCTAACACGTTGCCGTTTCTGTCCTCTTTCCATTTGTATGTCTGCATTTCAGCTATCACGTTATCGCAGTCAGGATGTATGTATATCTTTTGCCGTTTCACATAGTCGATGCCGTCTTTGACGCTTTTGTCAGACGGGTAGATGTTATAACCGGCTCTGCTTATTTCCTCTATCCGCTGCGGCTCCGCTGTGTCCCCGTATATATTCGAGTTCTTATTTTCTATCAACGGTTTGAGCTTTTCTATCAGATCCGCATTTGTCAATTTACTCTCGTATAATTCCTGTAAGATATACACATTCTTATCTTTGAGTCCAACCCTGACAAGTGCCGACGGGTTGTTATAACCAAAGTCGAGGCCGTAAATGATTTCGTCAAACTGCTCCGGCATATTCTCTGTGACTTTGTAATTGTGATAGATGAGATTGCCGGGCGTTCCCCAGTTGCCAAGGCCGTATATCTGATAATACGTGTAGTCCGTTTCTTTCAGCTCTTCAATGACTTTCTTGTATTCCTCGTCTATGAACCGGTTGTCTTTGTATGTTGTCTTAATTATCGTTGTGTTTTCCGGCTCTCTGTCAAAGAAGTATCGCTTGAGCCATGACTGTGAACTCACCGGGTTGAATGACAACGTGATTTGTTTGTTTATTTTGCTTTTGCCCCTCAACCTCAAGTCAAGCTGCTGAAAGTCCTCCTGCGTAATCTCTGAGGCTTCTTCTATCCAGATGTTTGTGATGTTTGCGATTGACTTGAGCTTTTCCACGTCGTCAAGGCCTGAAGAAATAAGCACGGAACCGGAACGGCTTGTAATGTGCATATCTGATTTGTTTATCGTGAAATAGTCGTTCAGATTCCATTCAGAAATAATCGACTGCAATAACCGAAAGACTGAGTGCCGGATTGTCCGCCCGACTTTTCTAACTATCAAATAATCATAGTCACCGGACATGAGCATATTGAGAATTATTTCTTGTGCAATGAAGTAACTCTTACCGGAACCGGCACCGCCGTATAATATTCGGTATCTCGTTTTGCAAGTTTTTGCAGGCTTATATGCTGGGTTCGCTTCTATTTTTAAGTTCTTAATCTCCCCAGTCAACATTGATATTCATTCCGCCTGACAACTCATGTTTTTGCTTGAAGTCGTTCAACTTCTCATAGTACAACCTCATGGCAGCGGTATCGCCTTTCTCAGTTTTTTTCAATAACGCTTCATTTACTTTGTATAGACTTGAACGAAAGAACTCCTCTGAGGCTTTATTCAACTCTTCTAAAAACTCCGGTTTCTTCAACCAGTTATATAAAGTTGCTTCACTTACTTTGACTTTAGCTGCTATTTCGCTTCTTGTATAATTGTTTTCAATATCAATCAACATTTCGATTGCTTTCAACTGATTTGCTGAAAGCGCATTTTTCTCTAATTTTCTCGACATTCATATCACCTCACAATATCACCTCATATAATTCTGTAACCTAAATTTACATTTCCAACACCTTCGGGGAAAAAACATTTTTTCCGTTTTTTCCCTGCGTATTAATACGTGTCTGTTTATCTTTATATCTTTCTTCTTATTAAGGGTCGTCAAATTTGTCTACCCATTATATTACCTTGCCACTTTTGTCGACCCATTATATATAGTTCGCCACTTTTGTCGACCCTAAAAGCTTTTTTAATTCTCCGTTGACTTGGTAATGATTTCGTGCCGTTCCACCTTTTCTGTTTTGCTTATGTTCAATGATTATGATTTTCTTTTCCGCTAACTTCTTCAAAGTCCTTTCGACTGTTCTAACCGATGTGTGCATATCCTCAGACATTGTCTTTTTTGAAGCCCAACACTTACCGGTTTTGAAACTGTATAGCATAATCAGCATTAACAGCCTTAATTCTGTATCAGAGATTTTCATTGTCAATAAAAGCTTATTGGCTTTGACAAAAAAGTCAGTCTTTTCACTCATTGCGCCCCCTTACTTTCCCCCTTACATTCTCCTGACCCAAAAAAATAAGGGCGTGCGTAAGGGGTTACACGCCCTGTGTTCCAACCCCAAGGGAGCTACCATCAAGGGTTCTAAATCGCTTCTATATTCTCATCAACTTCTTTCCATCCTTGTGATTCGCAATACGCCTGCCACCGTCTATTGCTTTCTATAATTCTTCTTGCTTCTTTCAAGCTCACAAAAGCACTTTTGCACATAATACACCCGTCAAAATAAGCTGAATCTTTCGCTTTGACTCTGTAACTTCTGTTGCCAATGTCGGTAACAAGGTAAGCCCATAGCTCGCCATTTTCAGCAGCAGGGCGGTAGTATCGCAGCAAATAATCACCTCGTCAAATTTGCAATAAAAAAGCCGCCTTGACGGAGGCTTATTTTCTTATAATTATTGATTCTATCACATTATAGCACTTTTTGGTTTTTCTGTCAACTCTTTGTTGTTTATTACACTAAAAACCTTTTCTGTTTTATATTGTGTTAATTTGATACAGTCATAGTACCGAACCCGTACTATTTCTGACAAGCATGAAATTCACAGCTAATAAAGTTAGAATATGGCTCTAATCCGCTAAAAACAATTCCATCCCTATATATATAGGTAAAATAAGTCAAGCAAGCAAGCAACTTTCAATTTCGGGCTTTTTTTATTTTTTTTCTCTATATAGATGTTCCTGAAAACCTTCATTTTTATCATACATTTTTAACATTAGCGTTAGAGAATTTTCAAGGCTTTTTCTGACATTGCTTTTGCCCGTGTGAAGTCTTTCAGCTATTGCCCTTTCAGGTAATCCCTGAAACTTGCCATACTTCCATTCATAATCGTGATTGATATAATAATCAAATATAATCCTTGCCTGTCTGTGTGGTAACCTCATCAGCTTATTTTCTATATCCTTACAGATAATCCCAGCAAGCATTTTACTTTCAATCTCTGATATTGTATTACCTGTGACTAACTCCCGTATCAAATCAAAACGAATCTGAGCCAGTGGATCTTTAGCTTTAAAATCATCCTTCGATTCTTTTTCGCACCAATCTATCCCCTTATTCCACATGAGGTGTATCTTCCGGCCCAAAAAGCACCGCTTCAAAGTCTTATAGCCCTGCAAAAGTATAATTAGCTGTTCCCTCGTCATATCATACCCCCAAAAAAAGCCCCTCTTTCGAGGGGGATCACATTCTTTTATCGTTCGGTATACCTTCCTGCCTCATTTTGCTAAGTAAAATGCAGATATAATTCTCTGAATATTCCTTGCCTATATGCTTTTTAACTTTTT